TGTGTTATGGCTAAAGAAGGTGACACCTATAAGTTTATTCGTTTTGGGCAGCAAGGTGTAAGTGGTGCTGGTAAGAATCCTAAGTCTGCAAAAGACAAAGCTCGTAAGAAAAGTTATTATGCTCGACATAATGCTCAAGACTCTAAGCCCAGTAAATTATCAGCTAGATATTGGTCACATAAGGTGAAGTGGTAATGACTCTCATCTCTCACTTTCCTCTACCTAGTATGCCATTTCAAACTCATGATAATATTATTTTTGAGAAAGCAAATAAAGACAGGTCCAGCAGAAATAACGAAGTAGAAGAACCTAATAAGATTACTCCAGATACACCAGTAGAAGATCTTAAACTAGTCAATCAGATGTACGCTTACAATCCTAATCCTAATAAACTACGAACTCCTGATGGACAAATAGTAGACTTTATTGTGGCATGAAAAAGAAAGATCCTAAAGTAGGTACTGGTAAAAAACCTAAAGGTTCAGGCCGTAGGTTATACACAGATGAGAATCCTAAAGACACAGTATCAATTAAGTTTGCTACTATGGATGATGCAAAAGCTACAATAGCTAAAGTAAAAAAGATAAAGAAACCTTACGCAAGAAAAATACAAATCTTGACAGTAGCAGAACAACGTGCTAAAGTTATGAAGAAAACTGCAATAGCAAATTTATTTAAGGCAGCTAAAGCAGACTTGCGAAGGAAACATAATGCCGTATCTAACAAGTAGCATACCTTATTTTAAAGCATGGGTACGTAGGGAATACACAAAGAACTTAGAGGAATATCATGGAGAGTTTCTTCACTGTATGGTCATCGGTGTTACTACGATGCCCAATAGAACACTCAGTTTCCAAGTTATCTTCACAGGCTGTGAGTCAGACTTTGACGAATCAGAAAACGTCCACGGTGGAGCGATGTGGGCTAGGATGCCGCTCACTGCGTTGGTTGCGGATACACCTTTGGCTGAGTGGCCTAACGAGTTACCCCCGTACTTAGCTCAACCTTGGGATTGCATGTCGCATACACATAGTGTGTACAAGCTAGAGAGAGCAAGCCCAGCGCCTTGGATAGCAAAGATAGATGGAGAGTTCTACCCAGCTAAGTATTACTTCACTGTAGACTATACAGATAATGAAGTAGCAGATGATCCTGCACAACATAAACAGTCTCATGTATTAGAGTTGTTAGATGCAGGAGAATATACAGGTAACATTGTTGCGTTGCCCAATAACAGAGTGAGAGTAACTCACCCAGCATGGTTTGAGACAGGGCAAGGTGCTCCTGACTTTAAACCTAATCAACATGTATACAACTCAAAAGAAAACGTAGACTATGTTTGGGATACGCAACGAGTGTTCAACAATTTATATAGTGAGGAATGAACAATGATGAAGAAAAAAGGATATGCCAAAGGAGGCATGAAAAAGAAAGGCTACGCTAAGGGCGGTATGCCGATGACTAAAGTAAATGGAATGTCAGTACCTAAGTTTGCAGCAGATGGTAAAGGTGCAAACGATATGAAAAAAGGTATGAAAAAAGGCGGCATGATGAAGAAAAAAGCTTACGCCAAAGGTGGTAAAGTAGCTATGTACAATCAGGGTGGTATGGTTAAGTCTACTGGCACTATTCCTACTGGTATTGCCAACCCTAAAAACACTTATAAGTAGGAGATAAAACAATGGCTGTATCATTACGTACATATTTAAATAGTCAACTTAAAGCAAAGGGTATGACTGCTGCTCAAGCTAAAAAGAATGCAGGTAAATACAAAAGTATTGCTGCTGCTAAAAAAGCTGGAGCACTTTACTATACAGATAAAAATGGTAAAGTAATGGCTGCTGTATATGCAGAAGATCTTAAAAAACCTATTAGTTCTGCACCTAAAAAATCTATTAGGCCCAAAGCTCGTCCAAAGAAAAAAGCTCAAGGTCCAACTAGACTTGGTGTTATGACACTAGATGAAAAAATGGAAGTAGAGGCGGCTAATAAGTCTACTAAAGAAGCACGTAAAAAAATGGCTAAACTTCCAGATTTGCCAAAAGGTACAGATACTAAACTACCTAGTCAGTCTGCAGCATTTAATGCTTTCTTTAAAAAGAATAAAGCTAAGTATAAAAAAGATAATGGTGGGTTTAACACACGCCAAGCTTTAAAAGATTTTAATGCCAGATCTAAGTAAATCTAAGTTTCATACACAAGGGTACACTATTGCATCTACTTCGGCAGATGCTAGTGCTACTGTTGTGTATACTTGTCCTGCTAACTTTAGTGCAATTACTAGGTATCTACATATAAGTAATAATAACAACTCTACTAAAAAAGTTTATGTACAGTTTTATCATGCTGAAGATAATGCGTATCATTATATAGCTAATGGACTTAGCATGTCAGGACACTCTGTAACTAACCTTGTAAATGGTGGATACTTTAACTTACATTCTGGCGATAAGATCGTAGTCTTTGGTGAAACTACTAATACTATGGAAGTAATTGTTTCTGTAGAAGAGTACTTTGACCCCAACAGATAATGCATAACGGGGTTGCAATCTTATCTATAGTATGATATAACTATTTATGTAAAACTACTCCTGCACAAGATAAAAGGAGTGGTGCTATGTTTAAGAAAATATTTAAAAAGATTCAAGAGAATCAACAACGAAGAGCAGATTATTGGATACTTATGAATTTAAGTAACAAAGAACTGCATGATATGGGGATCAGTCGTGGCGAAATCAGGCAAAAAGTCTACGGTTAATGCAGCGGGTAATTATACTAAGCCTAGTATGCGTAAGCGTCTTGTTAGTTCTATTAAAGCTGGTGGCAAAGGTGGAGCACCTGGACAGTGGAGCGCCAGGAAAGCACAAATGGTCGCTAAACAGTACAAAGCAAAAGGTGGGGGATACAAATGAGAAAATATTTTAAACGTTTGTGGTGTGCGTTGACTAATCGTAAGTGTCACCCAGCATGTGACTGTTGTTAAATGGCCTTAAAGAAGTCTCAAAAAAGTCTGAAGTCTTGGGGTAAACAAGATTGGCGTACTAAGAGTGGCAAGCCTAGTTCTAAAACTGGTGAACGGTATTTACCTGCTAAGGCTATTAAGTCTCTTAGCGATTCTGAGTACGCCGCTACAACCAGAGCTAAACGAAAAGGCACTAAGGCAGGTAAGCAGTTTGTGGCTCAACCTAAAAAGATTGCAAAGAAAACCAGAGCCTACAGGAAAGTAACATGAAGCGTAATCTTACAGAAAACCAAGCTAAGTTTCTTGAAGTGCTTTTTGAAGAAGCAGGTGGTGATGTTGTACGTGCTAAGAAACTAGCAGGTTACAATGAGGGTTCATCAACTGCAGCTATTGTTGAGTCTTTAAAGGATGAGATATTTGATGCAACTAAAACGTATATGTCAAGAGTTGGTCCTAAGGCTGCAGTTGCATATGCCTCTGCTCTGGACGATCCTACCCAGCTAGGTATTAAAGAGAAGATGATGGCAGCAGGTCAGATCTTAGATCGTGCTGGTGTAGTTAAAACTGAGAAAGTATCTGTAGAGTCAAGTGGTGGTTTGTTTATCTTGCCACCTAAAAACAGTGAAGATGCTGACGTTTAGAAAAGAAAGACCTCTAAACTATGCGTACTGGATGCTACCTAAAGTACCACTTAAGGTTAAGCTCTGGCAGCGCATACCAAGGGTAAGTCAGTACATACCCTTTGGATATGAGGTTGACCCAGAAGATAATGAATGGCTAGAGCCTATACCAAAAGAACTAGAGTTATTAGAGCTTGCAAGGAAGCACGTAAAGCAATATAGTTTAAGACAAGTGGCAGCGTGGCTTACTACTCAGTCTGGTAAAAGCATAACACATGATGGGTTAAAGAAGAGATTAGATGTCGAAAGAAAGCGAAAAAGGCTTACTACAATTAAGCGCCAGTATGCCCAGCGGCTCCAAAAAGCGTTACACCAGATCGAAATCCTTGAAAAAGAAAGAACAGGATACTACATCTACGAAGAAGACAGCGACACAACAGACCAGCCCAGCGCAAGTTAAACATGCAGAATATGACGTACCAACGGCACAGAACGTAGTCTTTAAGCCAAACCCTGGCCCACAGACACAATACCTAGCGTCTAGTGAACGTGAAGTACTTTATGGAGGAGCAGCAGGAGGCGGCAAAAGCTACGCCACACTAGCAGACCCCTTAAGGAACATGAACAGTCCAGACTTTAGTGGGCTGTTGGTACGTCATACAACAGAAGAACTAAGAGAACTCATACAGAAAAGCCAAGAGTTGTACCCTAAAGCTATACCGGGTATTAAGTGGTCAGAGCGTAAGAGTCAGTGGACTACACCTAGAGGTGGCACATTATGGATGTCATACTTGGACAGAGACACAGACGTTATGCGTTACCAAGGACAGGCGTTTAACTATGTAGCGTTTGACGAGTTGACGCAGTGGCAGTCACCCTTTGCGTGGAACTACATGAGATCACGTTTACGTAGCGCAAACAAGGACTTAGGTTTGTACATGAGAGCAACAACTAACCCCGGTGGCCCCGGTCACGCATGGGTAAAGAAGATGTTCATTGACCCAGCTAAACCTAACACACCTTTCTGGGCAACGGACATAGAGACTAGTTAGGTTTTAAAGTTTCCACAAGGGCATAGTAAAGCTGGTCAACCCCTATTCAAACGAAGATTTATTCCTGCTAGTCTCTTTGATAATCCATACTTAGCTGAGAGTGGCGACTACGAAGCTATGTTGTTGTCTCTACCAGAGCATCA